TATTGCTACTAGTGCTAATAATTATGTACATCCAAGTACAGATGGTTCATTACATGTACCAGCTACTGGGACAGCTAATGCTGGTAAAGTTCTAACTGCTGGTGCAACAGCTGGTTCAATGTCATGGGTATCATTACCTGCTGATGCTGTTACTTCTGTTGCCGGAAAAACTGGGGTTGTAACTTTAGCTAAAGCTGATGTTGGTCTTGGTAACGTAGATAATACATCTGACTTAAGTAAACCCATATCAACTGCTACTCAAACAGCTCTAGATTCTAAGTCTAATACCAGTCACACCCATAGTGATGCTACTACAACTGTTGCTGGCTTAATGTCAAGTACAGATAAATCTAAGCTAGATGGTATTGCTACTAGTGCTAATAATTATGTACATCCAAGTACAGATGGTTCATTACATGTACCAGCTACTGGGACAACTAATGCTGGTAAGGTTCTAACAGCTGGTGCAACAGCTGGTTCATTATCTTGGACTACACTACCTGCTGATGCTGTTACTTCTGTTGCTGGAAAAACTGGAGTTGTGACTTTAGCCAAAGCTGATGTTGGTCTTGGTAGTGTAGATAATACCTCTGACTTAAGTAAGCCTATATCAACTGCAACTCAAACAGCTTTAGATTCTAAGTCTAATACCAGTCACACCCATAGTGATGCTACTACAACTGTTGCTGGCTTAATGTCAAGTACAGATAAATCTAAGCTAGATGGTATTGCTACTAGTGCTAATAATTATGTACATCCAAGTACAGATGGTTCATTACATGTACCAGCTACTGGGACAACTAATGCTGGTAAAGTTCTAACTGCTGGTGCAACAGCTGGTTCAATGTCATGGGTATCATTACCTGCTGATGCTGTTACTTCTGTTGCCGGAAAAACTGGAGTTGTGACTTTAGTTAAAGCTGATGTTGGACTAGGCAGTGTAGATAATACCTCTGACCTGAGCAAACCTATCTCAACTGCTACTCAAACAGCACTAGATTCTAAGTCTAATACCAGTCACACCCATAGTGATGCTACTATTACCTCTTTAGATGCATCTAAGATAACATCTGGAACAATTAATTCTGCTAGATTACCATCATATGTAGACGATGTTCTAGAATACATAAATTTAACAGGGTTTCCTGGAACAGGAGAATCTGGCAAGATTTATGTAGCATTAGATACTAACAAAGTATACAGATGGAGTGGATCAGCATATATCTATATAACTTCAGGGGCAGTTGATTCAGTTGCTGGAAAAACTGGGGTTGTAACCTTAGTTAAAGCTGATGTTGGTCTTGGTAATGTAGATAATACATCTGACTTAAGTAAGCCTATATCAACTGCTACTCAAACAGCTTTAGATTCTAAGTCTAATACCAGTCATACTCATAGCAATGCTACTACAACTGTTGCTGGTTTAATGTCAAGTACAGATAAATCTAAGCTAGATGGTATTGCTTCTGGGGCAACAGCTTATGTACACCCAAGTGCAGATGGTTCATTACATGTACCAGCTACTGGGACAACTAATGCTGGTAAGGTTCTAACAGCTGGTGCAACAGCTGGTTCATTAACTTGGACTACATTGCCAGCTGATGCTGTTACTTCTGTTGCTGGAAAAACTGGGGTTGTAACCTTAGCTAAAGCTGATGTTGGACTTGGTAATGTAGATAATACATCTGATTTAAGTAAGCCTATATCAACTGCTACTCAAACAGCACTAGATTCTAAATCTAACACCAGCCATACCCATAGTGATGCTACTACAACTGTTGCTGGTTTAATGTCAAGTACAGATAAATCTAAGCTAGATGGTATTGCTGCTAGTGCTAATAATTATGTACACCCAAGTACAGATGGTTCATTACATGTACCAGCTACTGGGACAACTAATGCTGGTAAGGTTCTAACAGCTGGTGCAACAGCTGGTTCATTAACTTGGACTGCACTACCTGCTGATGCTGTTACTTCTGTTGCTGGAAAAACTGGGGTTGTAACCTTAGCTAAAGCTGATGTTGGCCTTGGTAATGTAGATAATACCTCTGACTTGAGCAAACCTATCTCAACTGCTACTCAAACAGCACTAGATGGGAAAGCAGGTACAACCGGCTCTGGTGCAAGTGGTACTTGGGGTATCAATATTACTGGTTCTGCTGCACAACTTAACGGTTTGTCATCGACTCAACTGTTTAACAACATGGGAGCGAACCACGGTAACTTTGGCGGGTTTGACAGCGTTTCAAATTTTGGGCCGTTTTTTGCGCACACCAGTTCGGGTACAAGTCCAGGAACTGGGTCGTCACAGTTTTACGGTTTAGCGTTAGGTCTCGGTAATGACTACTCTTATGGTAGTTATGCGTTGCAACTTGCAATTCCACGGTATCACAGTTCTGACAAGTACATCACAATGCGAGCTCGCGAAGGAGGAACTTGGGGATCTTGGACAAAGATAAGTGCAGGGTATGCTGATAGTGCAGGTTCTGTATCTTGGGCTGGTGTTTCTGGTAAGCCAACTACACTAGCTGGTTATGGTATCACTGAGACAGTTGCGACATCAGGTGTTTCGTTTACAAATAATGTAGATTTACGCGCACCGATCTTCTACGATTCCAACAACCCTTCTTATTATTTAGATCCAGCATCCACTGGAACATCATTACAAATCGCAGGAACTATTGAACAAGGTCATAATTATGCACATCCAAATATTGAATGGTCTGCTCCCAACACATCGACCGGCGAAGTAATCTTCTATTTACCCGGGACTATATCTAATTATGGTATGGTTCATATGGTATTTGATATATACGAATATAATTCGCCACGTATATGTACTGTTATTATCGGGGGTCATAATTGGCAGACTTGGTATAATACTGCTTGTAATGTAATTGGCTATACAGACAAATCGATTCGTCTCGGTGTTAAAGATGGAAGATTTGTAGTTGTATTTGGAAATACTAGCTCTACTTGGTCTTATGGCCAAATTAGACTTCGCAAAATCCAGAATGGTTCTTACTATAATAACATTATGGATCTTGGTGGGGACTGGAGTACTGTTCAGACTACAACTGAATTATTTTCATTTATCACCGGTGATCTAAGAGGATTAAGAACGCCTGCGTCACTTGAAGTAGATGGTATCATTTACGGATATTCTGATGTCCGTACTCCAATCCTCTATGACCACAACGACACCAATTATTACGTTGATCCAAACGGTACTACTAGAATAAATAATCTTTACGTAACAGGCGGAGTTGCTGGCTTATCTAACTCTTCTTCATATACAGAAGCGGCAATTGAAATAAGAGAGCGAAATTTCGGTGGTGCGCAAGATGATACATGGGCAACTGCTCCTCGTCTTTCTTTCCATTGGAGCGGCCGGGTAGCGTCACAGATTGCTCTTAGTTCTAATGGGTGGATAAATATAATAAACAATTCAGGCTACGGGTTTGAAAGTTTTAGAGCCGGGGCTATCTACGCCACTGGGGATGTTACTGCATATTATTCCGATGAACGTCTCAAAACAAAGGTCGGAAAAATAGAAAATGCTCTAGAGACAATAAAGTCAATAGAAACATTCAAGTACACACATAATGATATTGCCAGAGAGAACGGATTTGTTGGTGACGAAATTCAAATCGGCCTTTCAGCACAAAGTGTCGAAAAAGTAGTACCAGAAGTTGTTAAACATGCTCCATTTGATATACAGTCAGTTGATGGAGAAATTACTAGTAAAACAGGGGAATGGTATAAAACTGTACAATATGACAGGTTAGTACCAGTTCTTATTGAAGCTATTAAAGAACAAGACGCTAAGATTGCGAAATTAGAAGCATTAATCATTAATATTTTAGGAGAAAATAAATGATTTACACATGGAAAGTTACAGGTATTAAAACCAAAGATGTTTCGGCATCTAAGTTAGGGGCTATAGTTCAAACTTATTGGACCAAAACAGGCACCGACGAAAACGGAAACGAAGGTACTTTTTCAGGAGCTACGCCTTTCACCGTAGATCCTTCAGATGACTCAGGTCCTTTCATTCCATTTGAACAGCTAACAGAACAGGATGTATTATCCTGGATTCAGTCAGTTGTTACCGGGGGGTATGAAGAGCATGTAAACGGTAAAATTGCCGAACAAATCGAGCAAAAAGTTAAACCTGTAATAGAAGCCAAAATGCCGTGGGCACCTGTAGAAGAAAACTATACACCCCCGACATCAAAAGAGCCAACCTAAGAGACCGTTAGCGAAGAGAGTTTAACGGAAAAATAATAAGTTAAGGAGTATAAAATGGGAAAAACTGAAAAAACCCCCATCGTTATTGACGATATTGAATATCACTTTGAGGATATGACTCAAGAGCAACAAATTTTGGTTAATCATGTTGCTGACCTAGACCGTAAAATAGGAGCCGCTAGGTTTAACGTGGACCAGCTACAAGTTGGTCGGGACGCGTTCTTTAGTATGCTCAAAAAAGCTTTAGAGAAGAGCCTCGACGAGCCTACTGAGCCCGCTTAGTAACAAGTAGAAAGGCACCTACCTTTAGGGTAGGTGCCTGTGCATCCTTTTGTAAGTTTAGGCAAAAGGTTTGGTTGTTATAGCTTTCGTAGCTATCAAAGACTTAACTAAAAAGTAGAAAGGTTAAAATATGTTAACATTATTATCCACCTTACTAGGCTTCGCTAGTAGCGGGCTACCTAAGTTACTGGAGTTTTTTCAAGATAAAAGTGATAAAAGACACGAACTAGAACTAATGCGCCTGCAGACCGAGAGGGAGCTAGAACTACAAAAGGCAGGGTTCCAAATCCAAAAAGAAGTAGCTGAGATCAATTATGGCTCTCAGGTAGTGGATGCTCGAATTCGAGAGGCTGAAGCTTTATATGCGTTTAGTAGTAAGCTAAACGAGGGAGCTAGCTCTTGGATAGTCAATCTACGTGCTAGTGTACAGCCTGTCATTACTTACGGCTTATTCGCTTTGCTAATTGCTGTCGATGCTTTTGCCGCTTGGTATGCGTATTATAGTAGCGTTAGCTTTAGTGAAACTATATACATGATTTGGAGTGAAGATACACAGGCACTATGGGGAGCTATTGTTGCTTTCTGGTTTGGGGGTCGTCAATTTGGGAACGGTAAAAGATGAAAGTCTCAAAAACCTCCGTGGCTTTAATTAAGCATTATGAGGGGGTAAGGCGAAAGCCTTACCGCTGCCCCGCAGCTTTATGGACAGTAGGAGTGGGGCATGTCCTGTACCCGGAGCAAGCAAGCTACCCTAGCACGCCTGAAGGGATGAATTTTAGAAGAGCGTACAATATAAAACCTGAAGATAATCGAGATTTTACGGAGGAAGAAATTGATGCAATACTTTATAGAGATCTACAACGATTTGAGCGCGGAGTTCGCGTGTGCTGTCCTGGCAAACTTACACAAAATCAGTTTGATGCTCTTGTCAGTTTTGCTTTTAACCTTGGTTTGGGGGTCTTTCAGAGGAGCACCCTCCGTCAGAAGGTTAATCGCAGAGAGTATAAAGCCGCTGCGGAAGAGTTCCTAAAATACGTTAAAGCTGGAGGCAGAGTTCTAAAAGGTTTGGTAAGACGTCGAACGGCTGAACGAGCTTTATTTTTAAGTGAATAATATGATTAACACACTACATCCTAAAGTGCAAGCTGCTGCTAACACTTTAATAAATTTAGCTGCTAGTAATGGTGTACAAATAGAAATTGTAGACGCTCTTAGGGGAGAGGCTCGGCAGGCTGCTATCTATGCACAAGGCAGAAAATCCCTCGAATATACTAATAAGTTAAGAGCTAGAGCCGAGTTGCCTCCTATATTAGAGTCGGACAATAAGTGGGCTACTAACTCCAAGCACGCTAATCTTAGCTATCACGGGTACGGGTTAGCTTTTGATATAGGAATACACTCAGAAGGTCAGCTATTGATAGCTAGCAAAAAAGTTGATTGGTCAAGCCCTGGTATAGAGCCCTGGCTTACTGTAGCAAGGTTGTCCAAACAGATTAACGGACTAGAATGGGGTGGTAGCTTCACCGCTAGTCCTGACATTGCTCACTATCAAATGACTTTTGGGTTAACAATAACTGATCTAGTTAAAGGTATTTTACCTTAAAAAAAGCCACGGTTTTTACCCGTGGCTTTTTGTTACTAGAACACCTGAGTTCTTTAGGAAATCTATGCCTGCACTATCCCTGTATTCTTTATCATAGAATAAGTACTTTATACCGCTTTGATATATCAGTTTAGCACATTCCATACAAGGGCTGTGTGTAATGTATATAGTTGCCCCTTCAGCACTTTCATGGGATTGTGCTAACTTAGCTATAGCGTTGGACTCTGCGTGTAGTACCTCAGGTTTTGTGGATAGTCGGTTATCTACTATAGTTTCACAACAGTTGTCCCACTTTGAAGGCATTCCGTTGTACCCTATAGAAATAATACGTCGGTTTTTTACTATTATACATCCTACTTTGAGGCGAGTACAGTGGGATAGATCCGCAGTTAAAAATGCTACATCTAAAAAGTACTTATCCCATTTAGTCATTTCAGACATGTTGTCCTGTACTCCCAAATCCTCCCGCACCTCTAGTAGTTACTTCTGCTTCTGTACTCGACTCAAATACTATACTAGGTACAGTTTGAGGTACAAGCTGTGCGATTCGTTCACCTAAAGGTATTATCACAGTATCTCCTGAAGTATTAGTCATAATAATTTTTATCTCTCCTCGGTAGTCGCTATCTATAGTACCAGGAGAGTTAGCTACTCTCAGCGGAGTTTTTAAGCTAACCCCCGATCTTGGCCGCACCTGTAATTCGTAGCCTTTCGGCATCGACATCAACCTGATCCCTGTCGGGATCAACTCAGTAGAGTAAGGCTTAACTTCCACTTTAACGTTAGCGCGAAGGTCTACACCACTCGCCCCTTCTGTAGCGTAAGTAGGTAAGCCATATTCGTGATTAAATTCCGTCTCTATTTTAATAGGTAGCTCAAGCGAAAACATTGTCAATCTCCTTCATATTGTTAGCCCCTATAGCTTCCTCACAGTAGGTCAATATGTCGACCAGTTGTAAGTTCAGCTCTAATAGGTCTTTAGCTTTGTTTAGGTTTTGTATAAATTTTTGTTTGCCCGGTAGAGGGAGGGTATCAAGTAAAGTAAATATATCAGTATGTTCATTTAGTAGTTGTGAAGCTCTTTTAGGCCCAATACCTTCAACCCCTTTTATGTTATCTCCAGAGTCTCCCATTATAGCTTTAAACCCTACATAATTAGAAGGCTGGATGGGGTAGTGTTCCTCCCAATTCTCTAAAGTAGTCTCCTTTCTAGTGACGTAAGAAAATCTACTTACATTACTATCTATCAATATGTCCCAGTCTTTATCTGATGAGACTAACCAGATATTATAGTCTTTTTTGTACCTTCTAACAATATAAGCAGCTATATCATCAGCCTCAACCCCTTGAAATCGTAGTACTGGGTAGTGTTTAGAGACTAAAGTTAAGCAGTCAGAGAAATCCGTAAAAAACTCTTCAAACTCTCGCTTTTCTTCTTCTGTTTGATTTTCATACTTTTCTTTGCGGTTAGCTTTATACTCAGGGTATAGAGTTTTTCTAAATTCACTAGAGCCTTTATCTGCGGTAATCACAACTTTTCCACACTTGTAAGAGTCTGCAAGGCTTTGAACTGTCTTTAGGAACTCGATACCAAAGTCTCGCTTTTTCGCGTGCTTGTAGCGAAAGGCAAAGTTAAGTCCGTCTACTACTAGTAAGTTATTAGTAGCCTTTTTAGTCATATCTGAGAATTTCATAGTACAAAATTAGGTTTACAGTAATTGATAAAGTCCTCAAGTTTCAGTACCCACACATTTAAGTGCCCTATAAGGAAGTATCGCACGGGTAACTTATTTGGAGGCGTAATAATGTCGTCTACGGCGCACATCAATTTTCCACGGTCGTGTTTGAATATAAGCAGAGGCTTTCTATTAGTTTCATGAGACTCCCGAATAGTTTGCTCCCACCAAAGATCAAAAGTGGACTTAACCGTAGTTGTTAGTATTTTCGAGGTTAGTTGGTCCTCTGCATAGTGCTTCACTTCCACGCAGTATATGTTAGCTACCCCTGGTATGTATAAGTCGCCTTTCATCATATGAACTGCACTTAAAGCACCAGAACTAGGGGTACGCTCCCATTTATGGAGGGTTAGCTTTCTTAGCTCATCCCTTACCTTTAATTCCGCCCTAGCGCCTTTATCTCGGGAATCAACCATCTTCTATCCTTGAAATACCTTGCTCTTTTATAACTTGCATTTTTTTAATTAGGGGGTGGGAATAACTATGTGATATTAAGAAAGTATTAAGTTCTTCTTTTAAAAGAACCTCTATTAACTTTTCCCTTCCATAGTTATCTAGTGCATCAATAGTCTCGTCTAAGAATAGTATATTAATTCTGGACTTAGATAGACTAGCCATTAGCCTTCGGATAGCTAACAAGGTTGAAGTGGTAACTCTAGTTAATTCTCCAGCACTTAAGGAGGTTATTTCCACTTCTTGGCTGTTATCTACTATTATAACATTTAATTTATCGTTGTTTATTGCAAAGTTTAACTGGAACCTACCATCTGAGAGTTCAGTTAGGTAGTAGTTTGTTAAGCTCTGTAAATCTTTTACAGAGTTTTCAATCTTGTAGGCTAATAGTCCGTTTGTACTAAAAGCCTTCTTCAAAATCTCTAGTAACCCCGACTTTTCCTCCACCTCTTTTAACTCCGCCCGGTGGGTAGAGAGGGTACTTTTCAGTTCTTCTAGTTGTTGCTTTACTACTCCTATTTTTGCATTATGTGTAATAGCAGCAGTATTAGACCTCTCCGCGCTGGATATACTCTCTTGAGTTTTTAAGATAGCAGCCTCCAAAGCTTTTATCTCTTGCTCTAGTTTCGTTCTCTCGAACAGGATTTTAGGTAAAGTGGTATCAATTAAATTTGAGTACTTCTCAAACGAAGCTAGTAAGGTTTGGTGGTCCTCATATTTTTTATTGCTAGCCTCCATGTCCTCTAAGGTGGCGGTTAATTTGGCGTGTTGTTGTTTATAGAAGGTTACTTCATTAGTGGCGTTAGCTATAATAGAAGATACTGCCACAGGGTCTATATTCTGACAGCAGGTGGGGCACACAGCATCTGTAGTTAATTTACTAAACTTATCGGCAGTTGCTTTACTACTCGTAATAGTTGCTTTACACGCCCCAATTTTTTGTTGAGTATCAGAGAGGTCGTACTTAGTATACGTTTTAGTTAGTTCAGCTACGTCTATGGAATCCCTAAACCTAATATATTGGTTATTAGAGGAGATCTTAGTATTCAGATCTTCTATGTTTCTTAGTTGTAGTTTTAACTCCTTTACTGAGGAGAGTAATTTACTGTCTAAAACAGGTACTGCTACAATACCACACTCTTCAAGAGAGGTTTTTGATAATTTCTCTAAACTTTTGGTTGAGCTTTCTAATACTGCATGGAGCATAATTAGCTTGTCTGCTATAGTTCTGTGTATTTCTTTTACCTGCTCAAAGATTTCTACGTATTTTTCTAGGGAAAGTAGGTCGATTAAGAACTTCTTTCGATTAGTGTCCGTAGCGGTTAGAAATTGTAAACTGCTAGTATTATTTTGATATACTATTTGACTAAAGGTCTTGAAGTCAACCCCCATAATACTTTCTAGTTGCTTGAAAGTATCTGTAGCAGTATGTGAAGATATATCCCCCCCATTTTTTAAGAGTTTTACTTTTTGGGTAGCTCCGCTACGGGATATATCAATAATATATTCATCTGCTTCTAGTGTAAAGGTTAGAGAACCTCCGTATTTATTAGTGTTTAACTCTCTGTTGACTATAGAAGCCTTTTTAATCCCTTTTGAGTTTTTATTAAAAAGTAATTCTTCTATAATCAGAGGTATAGAGCTTTTACCATGCCCATTTAAACCTAATAGTTGTGTAACAGGCTCCGCACTTAAATCTAAAGAATTAGCAGGGCCGTAGGAAAACATGTTATACCAACTAAGTGTTTTTAATACTATCATTAAAAGCCTCTACTACCTTTTGCACCTTAGTAGGTTCAATATTTAATATTTCAGTTAAATATAGGCTCAATTCATCGGATATACTCATATCTTTCCTAAAAGTTAAAGTAGCCTGGCTATCTTTTTGAACGACCTTTTTATCTAACAATTCCGTGGCTTGCACATTTGCAAGCTCTCCTATATCTCCCTCTAGTTCGTACACCGTATGATGATACTCTGTTTTTATCATATCTTTAGGCGAATTAACAGTTTTACGAATTAATTGTCTTACCTCAAGAGGCTCTACAAACCAGTCCAGAGTGCAGTTATCGAAAACTATAACTCCTGTATCAACTAATTTTCTGTGGAAGCTAGTAGTCATAGGACTACCTGGGTAAACTATATTTCTCTGAGTATTGCTGTGACTATGTAAGTCACCCGCGAGAACGAGCTTCCACTTATTAAATAAGTCTAAGTTTATTTCAGGTTTTACATGCGGAGGTATTTCTCCGCGTACATGTGTGAACAGAATCTCCCCTGAAAAATCATCGGGCTGAAACTCCTTTAGCTTATTATACGGTATGAAATCCATATTTTCGATACGGGTATAATCATCTAAAATAGTAGCGTTACAATTAATTTTTCTAGTTACCAACTTTAAGCTAGTTAGAAAGGTTGTCCCTTTCTTAATAGCTTCATGATTGCCTGGGTATATTAGTATAGCTACACTTTGATTTACTTGGTGGAGAAACTCAAAGAATAAGCTTAATTCTTCTATAGAAGGTACTCTATCAAAAGTATCTCCTCCTAGTACTAGTAGTTCTATTTTATGTTTTTCAATTAAATCGTTTAGATGGGTATAAAACTCATAGAACCTAGTTTTCTGCCAGTCAACAGGGACATTTTTCTGTCCTAATTTTATATGCCAGTCTGCTGTAAATAGTATTTTCATATAGGATTAAAAATGGCCGCTTAAGCGGCCATTTTATTACAGAGGGATATCCTCTACCTCTTCTTGAAGCTCAGTAGGGACTTCTTCTTCAGTAGTGGACTCGCCCATAATTTTCTTCTCTATAAACTCTTTTTGCTCTACAGAGGTATTACGAGGTACAACTTCGTCAATATGTTTAGCTCCCTCAATCAGTTTACGCTGCTCCTCAGTAACAGCCGAGTTCTTACATTTTAGAACTTGCAGTGTGTACTCTACATTAAAAGCTAAATTGCCTGTTTTTACTCTCTTGAATACAATAGGCCAGCCTTTATCTAAATCGGTAGGGTCTCCTAAGTCTTCCGCAGCTAGTTTAATCTGTTCAAACAATTTCTTTTTCAAGTTTAGAAGAACGACTTTGTTTTCGCTCAAGTCAATCGCTTGAACTGCATACGCCCAACCACACTTTAGATGAGGGAAGTAGTGCTGAACCCAGTCTTTTTCTATATTAGTGAACTTTTCTTTTTCCCGGTCAAACCCTAAACATTCAACGGGAATATCCTTACCATCTTTAGACTTAAGCCAATATACATATCGTGGCATAATTTCGCCAAAAATTCGTACAGAGTTTTCGCCCTCTTTATACTTATACTGGTCTGTGCCTTTTTTTGCTTTACCTTCTGATTTACTAAAACTGATGCCCATTTTTTGATTCCTCGTAATAAAATCTTATATAATCGTTTTCGATTGTTAAAAGTTTGTTTTGTTTAATATGCTCTATCTTTATATCTGAAAAGTACAAATATAATCCTAAGTTATCTCGATATTCATAATCGAAATAATTTCTCAGACTTGCTAAGTAGAAGTACATAACCTTGTGGTTAATAGACACACGGTGATTTAGTACACCATCCAAGTTTAGCAAGAAAGAAGACCCTGGCGGTAAATCACCTTGCTCAAATTTTTTATAAATACAAGCAATGCTGCCAGAACATTGCGTGTTTATTTTTTTCCAGTCAAACCAAAGCGCTTTACTCATCATTGTATAATTATACCCGATCCAAATACAAAAATCAAGATTATTTTTTAAGCCTTTTTATAGTATACCCGTTTTCTATATAGTGCTTAACTCTAATTTGTTGTTGAGTGCGGGCAGTTGTCCCTTTTAAGTTTATATCTATAACTAAAGGAGCGGGCTTACCCTCTTTTAGCCTACATACCCTGCCAATTAGTTGAGTCAAAAGACTTTCATTGTTTATAGGGGTAGCTAAAATAAGACAACTTAAAGAGTTCTGAGATATACCTTCAGAAAATATTGACATAGTGCCAAAAATAATGTTCAACTTCTCTGTATCTAATAAACTTAGCAGCCTTGTACGCTCTGAAAATACAGTTTCCCCTGTTATAGCTGTACTAGGCTGAGTAGTTTTTGAGGTACAAGTTTTCAAAAAATCAACTCTAGACCCTACAACCAGAACTTTATGGCCTTTTTTAGCAGCACTATCTGCAAGGGCAACTATCAAGTCTTGATACCCCGGGTTATATACCTCTAGCGCGGTAATTCTAGCGGCCCATGCTCTACCGGGAGGTAAAGTAATCTCTGTCTCTGCTATAACTACCGTAGGTTCCATATAATTTTCTTTTTCCGGTTTAATAGTGTTAAACCCGAAATAGTCATTAAATATAACGTGTTTTTTGTCTTTCCGTATTAAAGTTCCACTTAGTCCTATTTTATACCTAGCTCTCGACTTATCTATAATTTCTGAGAAAGTATCTGCACTTACATGGTGCATTTCGTCCAAGATAACTGTCCCAAAAGTCTCTGCTATCTCTTTCGCCTTTTTAGTAACTGACTGTACATTTCCTACTACTATTATAGGATCTATATTTAGTTTACTAGATCCTATAATACCTGCCTCTATATTAAGAGTTTTTTCTACCTCTGCAATCCATTGGTCTCTTAACATAGTATTGTGTGCTATAATAAGAGTTTTTTGCCCGAGTTTTTTAGCGAGTGCAATAGCTGTAAATGTTTTCCCCCAACTTACTGGAGCATTGAGGATTGTGTTATCTTTTACTGCATTATAAACTAGTTGCTGACTTTCCCGTAAAGAGAACTTGAACTCTGGGAACTCTACAGGTACTAGCGCGCGCTTATCAATTATCTCGTATTCCGGAGGGATCAGGTCTAGCCTGCCTACAGGGATACTACACACTCTACTATTTATACGGTTAAAAGTCTTAAGAATTTCAGGTAATCGGCGAGGAGTAGGGGAAGGTATAGTATAGGTTAACGCTGCGCTTAGCTTCTCCATTAAACCTTGGTTAGCGTCAAGGTAGATTCTATTCGATATAATAGCTTTCAAATCGCCCTCCAAGTAGTCGGTTTTTTACTATCGCATAACTCATATAACACGTAACCCCTGCCTACCCGCAGTACCCCTGCGTATGCATCCCCTAGTGCGGGAGGTCTATTGATTAGGAATCTTTGAGGTATTCCGTGCAAGAATACCACGTAACCGACCGAGACTTCCCTATACTTCTGTACTTTATAGTATTCTAGCGTCGCCTTAATACTTTTGGGGGTATAGGTAAACAATTTCCCCGCACTATCAATAAAGGTTCTATACTTAGCTTTATGTATAAATAAGTCTTGGGGATGGAATAAAGCGACTTTAAACTTGTATAGTGATTTCTTGCCTATTATAGAGTCAGAGCTTGCATAAGCTAGCCTATTCTTAGAAAGACTTTTACCTATATTTTTGTCGTAAATAAGACTGTACCGCCCCCTACAGAACGCCACAACCTCGTTATTCAATACCCTTGTTTGCTTAGGCACTAGGTATATAGGAAACTGGATCTGTGCTAAACTTAGCATACTCTTCACCCCACAACTTATCAAACTTACCAAAAGAGTAGTCTTCGCCTACGTCTTGGTCAACCCCGATAGGTTTTCCTACTATGCTAAACCCTCTATCTTTTTGTGTATTGGCGGCAAGTACTTTAGTATACTCTTCGACGTCCTCTGGATGTACTAAGGCTACAATAGAGTCATGTACTAGCATAAATATCTCCGCACGAAGCTTATGCTCTTGGATATACTGCATCGTATCGATAGCAGCCAGAACATTAATATCGCTAGCTAATGACTGTACCGCAGCATTAATGCCGCTCCTAGTTTCATGGGACGCGATTCCTTTATCTGGGCTAAAGACGTTCTTCAGCCTGCGTTTACGCCCGAAGCTTGTATAGAGAAAGCCATCTCGTTCAATCTGAGCTTTAGTATTGTCCAACCAGTGCTTTAGTACACTAAAGGTACCAAAGTATTGGTCGATAGCCTCCTGAGCCTCTGATAAAGAGAAAATTACATCCGAGGATTTAGTTACTGTCTCACTGACTTTCTTCGCCCCTGAGCCATATAAAATACCGAAGGAGATAGCTTTTGCAGCTTGCCTAAGAGAGGCAAACTTAATCTTAACTTCCTCTACGCTGCAAGGTAGGTGGAAAACCTGCTTAGCAATAGAGCTATGGAAATCCCCTCCATCTCTGAAAATTTGCTGCAGTTTAGGGTCACCCGATAAGACCGCAGCGTAATAAATCTCAGCAGTTGCTAAGTCTTGGCTTACAATTTTGTAGTTTTCATACTTACCATACCCCTTTATAGCTCCCTTAACCCGCATCTCATCTCTAGGGATTTGCTGCGCGTTAAGCTTGCCACTACTAGATAATCTCCCACTAGTAGTGGAGGTTATATTAAAGTTAGTTCTTAGTCGTTTATCTCTATCTAACTCTAGGATAATTTTATCTATGTACGTACCTTTAATTTTACCTAACTGTCTCAAGGTAACAATATCTTCTACAATTGGGTGTTGCCCCCTAAGTTCTTCCAATACTTCGGCATCTGTACTTTGTAACCCCGTGCCTGTTTTTTTACTAATTGGGTTTAGTTTTAGCATATCAAATAATAGAGTACGAAGTTGTTGTACACTATTAGGGTTAAAGGTAGCCCCTTGTTTTTCACTAAGCTCTTGGACTTCTTTATAGGCTAAAACATTGTCACGAGCCTCCTCAATACTACGGTCGATAGTAATTTGAGCAAACTTCAGCCTCTCGGGGTCGAAAGGGATCCCGCTCTCTTCCATAGTAGTCAGCATCTTAATCCCCGGCACTAAAATCTGCCTATTGACCTTTAACAGTTTAGGGTTCTTTTCGACCAAGGGATAGAAGAACTTGTACAGTTCAAAAGTAACTGCAGTATCAATAGCCGCATACCTATGCATAATCTCAAAAGGGATTAAATCGTAGGTAAAATCTTCTTTTAGTATTTTGTGCGTTCTACAGTAAGTATCCTTATACTCTTCGAGCTCTTTATCATAGTCTCCAAACTTAGTGTATTTAATAGCTAATTGTTTCAGCCCGTGAGTGCCTTGGGTCTCATCTAGCAAGTAGTGTAATAGTAGTGTATCTTCAATCTCAAAAAATTCTAAATTGAAATGATACTGCAACATTTTCATATCAAACTTAGAATTATGGAACACTACTTTGTACTGTTTAATTAGTCTTTGTAGCTTTTGTAAGAACACGTCAGTAATACAATCGGCACTAATATATGCAGCGTGTCTTTCTGCTGCACATATACTCATCCCTACAATATAGCCATCTCGCGGGTATAACCCTGTAGTTTCTGTGTCTAACGCTATAATGTTCGACTCTTGCGCCCATAGCTCTACTTTGTCCAGGTATTCTATAGCTTTGTCTTCGTCAGTAATACCTAGGAAGTCTCCTGTAGTATTTACTAGACCTTCCCCACTTATAATTCTGTGGATCTGTTGAACAGACCTTTCAAAAATAGGCTTAACTTCCGGCTTAAAAGAAACCATCGCAGGGTTAACTAAAGGAATAAACTTATCCTCAACTAGGGTGCCTGTATGGTCTGTAACACTTGCCTTTCTAGTAAAATGTTTTGTAGCTTCGGCGCCAACTAAAATTATATAGTCATAGTTGTCGGTATCTAAATCTAAGTCAACATCCTTCTTCAATAACTTAGGCACTTTTGTACTAGACAAATGGAAGTGGTCATAGCTAAAATCAAAGTAATTGCCATATTTTATATTGTTTGGGTTTTTATCTACTACAGCAATCTTCATAACATCCTCTTCAACCTGTTAACTCTTTCTAGTGACATGTCCCCCGGGTCTTCGTCATCGTCTAAGTCTATAGTGTCTGCGAAGAAGTTTTCTTCTAGCAGCAAAGACTTTAGAGTTTCCGCATTAGTACGACCAGCATTGTCACCATCATACATTATATAGATTCTTGTAATGCCCTGTAACTTTAACTGAGCTACTTTATCTTTATTTAGCCTACCCTTGCTAACTAAAGTTGTAACCCCCATAGTAGCAACTACGTTAGGGAGTCCTTTATCTATCAAGTTAAGCGCATCAAAAATACCCTCTACAATAATAATTGTACCATTAACAGGAATTAATTTCCCTGGGAACAAAGGTACTTCAACTCCTGATGGGTAGATTTTATACTTAGGCTTAAAGAACTTGTCAAAATGTCTACCACAAAAAGCTACTATCCGTTGAGTAGTATCCCTTAAAGGGAATACTAGTCTATCTTTTAAGTCCTCTTGGTTGGTAGTGAAAGCCTCGAATCTACCTAGCGTTTTTGCAGATATTCCTCTGTACTCGTGAACATAAGGGATGCTATGGCTCGGCATACTCAACCCATGAGACTCAGCAAAGATTCTGTATATCTTTTCTTTTAATACACCGATCTTTGCCGGTTGACTACTGGTAATTACCCCGAAGTGCTTAAATAAGTTTAATTTATACCCACATGCGAAGCAATGCCCTACCCCCGATAACCTATCTATTCGGAGAGAAGGATTAGTGTCTATGTGCTCTGGGTTGAGGCACTTTATTAAATAATCCTTCCCAGAGGCAGTATACTCTATACGCTGGGATTTTAATAAGTCTAAAACGCTATCTACCACGGCAATCCTCCAGGGTCAGCAGTTGTAGGGTCAGGCTCTTTACTCTTTTTCGCCTTTTTCTTGGGAGCTACTCCATCTTGCGGTATAATACGCAGTGTATCCCAGTCCATTACACTAGTAAAGTCTAAGGGTGGGCCTCCACGGATTTTAGTCATATTAAATGATATGATATTATCAGATTTCTCGTGCGTGTCTAAGTTAACCGCTAAATCGGGAGCATCGAGAATACCTTTAGCAAAACGTGTTTGTCCTTCATCGTCAATCTGGAAAGGGCTAACTATCATTACATCATATTTACGCGCAAGCTCTTTTAATTTTTTACTGATAAAAATTTGACTAGTCCATTCATACATACTATGCGGGTTGCCTGGTATGATAATTTGGTTTAGATAGTCAACAGCTACTATAGTTAGCTTATCTCCAAACTGGGCCTTTAATTTTTGTAAATGCAGGTCGATTGAGGCAATAGAGAGTTCTCTATCGTCAATAATAATAAACTGATTATCAGGTTTCAAATGCTTAGTCATATTAAGTTTACGCTCTAAGCCGATTAAATCTTTATCCTCTAAGAACTGGAGGTATAAATCGTCTCCGTCTTGGAACATTTGAGTTCTTACTTTAGCTAGTCTTATTTTTTCTTCATAAGTAAGGTTGTTCTGCCTCAGGTTAACATGATTAACCCCTGCTAAAATAGACATCTCACGCTCAAAGGTTTCCTTAGCCGTCATTTCAATAGTGAAGTAAGCAGCCGTGTTCCCCATCTCATACTGATTAGCTACTAGGTTAGCACACACGATGGACTTACCTGCCCCCCGCTTGCCTCCTACTAACACTAGTTCTTGTCTGTATACGCCTAGTTCTGCGTCAAAAGTATTATTAAGCCCTGTAGATAAGCGGATGTGCTCTTGATTCTGTGCTTCTTCAAAAATAGCAATAGAGTTCATAGTACAGATAGATTCACTAGTATGTGTTTTTTCATCTAAGTACATGGAGATACTAGCCAAACTATCCTTTACTTCTTGCGTAGACATTAAAGTGATGTTGTCCACGAACTTATCTAGTAGTTTTAGTGTTTCATTTTGAGTATATGTATCAATTAAAGTATCAATTGCAAAATCTAAGTCTAGATCTTCCGATACTTCTAACTCCTTTAGAGCTGCTATAGACCGCAGTACTGGGCCTCCACGGACAAACAGTTCTAAATCTTCAAAGTTTGGAATGCAATTGTAATTGTTGTAGTACTTATTTATAGCAGAATAAACACTGCTATAGGAACTATCTAAAAACTGTAGCTTGATACGTGCCCAAGCATCAAGACTTTTAGTTTTTACTAGCCTATTTAGAACAATTGCACCGATATCGCTCATAATTATACTAAGTTATCCGTTCCTCGTTGTCAATAACTATTGTATCTAGCTCTGTATTAACAACATTAATTATACTAGCTCTTAGTTCTTTTAGCTTTTGTTTATACAAAGGCCCTGAATTAAAGTAGTGAGATATTTGATCGTAGGTAACTAACCCACGCAAGGAGTACTGTAACATGTCAATATAGTTATCAGATACCGGCTCTACTTTTACTTCAACATTTTCCCCATAATTATGCTGTGCTTGTCTAATTATTTCCTCTTTTGTTAAGGAGTAGTTGTCATAATAAGTAATAGTGACCTTCATCTTTTCCCTCAAAAAATAAGGCGATTTTGTAGCCCCACAAAATCGCCTTAATAATTAAACCATATTACGCGTCAGCTTTTTCCTGAGTCTTAGCTTTTTTAGCAGCGCCGTCCCAGTCTTTGCAAGTAACGCCACGGCGAGTAAGCATAGTCTTAACACCGCGATCGGTTTTTTCTAGTTTAGCTGCAATGTCGGCAACAGTCATATCACTAACATCGCCTAGAGTTTCCAGCCCAGTTGCAGGAGCCTTAGCATGAGATTCCTTCTGTGCAGGAATCTTCTCGATTGCACCGCTGCGAAGCATTGAAAGAGCTTTACCGCGAACAGAATTAATGGACTTATTAAGTGCCACAGCAATGTCTTCCAAGAATTTGCCCTGACCCACTAAAGTAACGAACTTATTCTCTTCAGCCTCAGAGTAAGTGCGAACTGTCTCGGCCTTTTCAGTAGGCTTAACATTGGAAGTTAATTCTAACGCCAAGATTTTTCCTTGGATCTGTTTAGGGGTAAACTTACCATCCATAAACTCAGTTGCAATCTCTGAATAAGTCAGAGAGCCCGCGTTTAGTTTAACAAAAGCAGCTAATTCATTGCCTTCGTCCTCAGTAAAAGCAGGGGTTTTTTCTTTAGCCATGCTAACGACCTCGTAGCCTAATTTGCGCAGCTTAGATGCTATCGAACGTACAGAAGTTTCTAGGGCTTCTGCAGCTTGATTAATGGTGTCAATAGATACTGGAGTTTCTTTCCCAACCAGATTCTTTAGTTCGGTGGTACGGTCGATATCCCATTTAGTAGTAGTCATATTAATTTTTATACCTTTCGAGTAATTCGTTTATAGTCAAAATTTCAACCCCTAAAGTTTCTGCTTTCGCTCTTTTAGAGGAGGTTTTACCTTCTTCATCAATTAAAACAGTGGTGCCTTTTGTAACAGAACTTACACAGGTAAAACCTAAAGAGTTTAGATGGTACTCTGCGTCTGATCTATTAGTAAAGTCGTTTAGCTTGCCTGTAATGCAAACAGTAACGTTTTTACTGTTTGCACCTGTTGTATTAGAAGATCTAGTGTTTCTAAAAGTAAAAGGAAGTCCTTTGTACTCCTCTAATGTCAGCCATTCCAATAGGTTGGCTGTAGCTTTTTCTCCGAGAGAGGCTTCTTTACATTTGTCTGCACTTATCTCTTCAATACTCCGTACTACTTTAGCTAGTTTAGCAGAAGCAGTATTACCTATTAAAGGTATACTGAAAGCTGCCAAGACTAGAGCTAGTTCGGTGGACTTGGAGGCGGCTACTTCGTTAAAAAGTTTTCGCCCAATCTTTTCACCTAAAGCATCAACATAATGCCCTACGCTATAAGTATAGAAGTCATGTGGGGTGTCGAAGTTAAGTTTCTCTAAAGTTTTTGGCCCCATACCTTTAATCTTTAGAGTTTTTGCAAAGTGCTCTAGCTTTTTCAGTGTTTGAGCTTCACACTCTTTATTTTTACAGTAGAGTTGGTCATTAACTGATGTTAATGAATGCCCACAGCTGGGACATTTGGTGGGGATTTCAATCATTTGATTTCCTTATTCAATGATAGTATTATACAGGACTAAACGGTAAAAATCAAGTAAATAATTTCATTTCTTAGTCCCATACTTTTCCCACAACCTGAGGGATAATTTCTCCGCTTCGTACTACTTCAATAGTATCCCCCAATTCTAGCTGCATTGACTGTATAAACCCGGGGTTATTAAGAGTAGCTCTAGTGACTGTAGCCCCGCCCCAATCTATAGGGTCAAAAATAGCTACCGGGGTTACTCTACCACTCTTGCCTGTTTGCCAAAGTACCTCACGCAACACCGTAGTTTTACCAGTTTTTCGCTCTTTAATAGCATAAGCTCCATGTGGATGCTTAGCAGTATACCCCATAGCTTCGTAGTCTTTATTACTATCAACGCGTACTACTGCCCCATCTTGAGGAAAGTTACTGGAGTACTCCGTAAGGGCCACAGACTTAAAACCTAAGGTGTCTAGTAGTTTCAAATCGTCGGAATAGTACTCTGTTCCTGGAGTAATGCTGTAAGCCACAAAGTAAATGTTACGCTCATTGAAAGCATCCAAGTCTTTTAAGTTTAAAGCTCCTGCTGCATAGTTGCGAGCATTAGGAGTACTGTTTAAGGCCACAATTTCGCCGGTAATTTGAACCATACCTAGCAACTTTATTTTATTAGGAATAATACTTTTAGGGTTGCCCACAAATTTATTACTAATATCCTGCCCTTCTACACCATTCCCACGAGTTAGGACTCTTGTTAGCACTCCCTCAATATATAAAATACTGATTGCAGCACCATCTAGTTTAGGGGTTTGTATTTTGGGTCCTATGTAGTCACACAAAGGTACTTTACCTTCCCCCTTATAGTACTTCTGTAAGGAATACATTTTAACCATATGAGGTAAGGCATTTTGTACGTCAGAGTACCCTACTCCCTCGCTAGCCACTAGCCCCTCCAGGTAGTCGTACTGCTCGTCTGATATTAAAGGGCTGCCTTTATAATAAGCACTCGATGCTTTATCTAAAAAAGCTCTAATAAAAGTCTCTTTACTTTGTTTCATTCGCTAAACTCTTCAAGTTATCTATAATAGTACTGCAATAAGCTTTCTTACTATTGTCTATAATACTTACTACTTCAGGATCCGCCATGTCCAGCTCAGACCGAGATACTAGGTTAGACAGTGCTAGTAATAAGTTATGCGTAAACGTAAGAGTATATTCCGTACTTATACCCTCTTTAGTAGGCTCCCAGGTGCCTTCGTAAGACAAGAAATACTTCCTAATACCAAAGTACTCCTTCCCTCGAAATTCGCTTATAGTTATACGCCACTGAGAAAACTCTGCTAAATCTTCAAAAATAATGTAAGAGTATAAAGTACGCCCTTCCATTATACTACCATATCAGGACTTTGCTTAACTATTGTAGATAAGGGGATAATTTTAGTTACTTTACTAACTTCTAATATCTTGAAACTATTACTATCCCAGCAAAACACCTTGATACTCCCCACAGGAGCTTTCAAGTTATTATGTAGCTTCTCTTTGATATAAGGAGTACTTGTGTCTAAAGTGCAAATATAGTATTTATCTCGATGGGTTACAGAGGACTTAAAGTAAACATAAGCATCCCCCGCGTGGTCCATTTTAGTAAGGAAGAGTTTATAATCCATTGTTATATTCCATATTGTTTTAAGTGTTCTAGGCTACCTAACTCCCACCAAGGCTGGTAAGCGTTTTGTTGCCATTTTTCATCTAGTAGCCACACTAGGTATACATTATCTCCGTCGGAGGACTTGGTAGTACTTTTAATTAGAGCCAAGGAGTTATAACGGGCGGAAAATACTTTCTCTCCTATCTCAAACTCCTTTTTACTACAAGCTTCCGGCAGTAGATCAGGCTTAAAATAAGTGTGACCTGTTTCCCTTTTTGGGCACCCTGTCCGGTTTATTGTATTAGTTACAAAAGCAGGGCTGCGGTAGATACGCTTAGAAATATCACTAATAGTGTCCCCACTAAGGTAGGACTGTAAAATATAGGAAACCTCCTCAGGTGAGGCAGCCTTATAGCGCTTTTTCGCCCTCTGCTCTTTTTCAAAATTAATAGCCTCAGTATGCTTCTCGATAAGGCTTGCGAGCCTAGTAGTATTATAAGCGATTCCTAACATTTCACAAGCGACCTTTTTTGTAATAGGTTTTTCACTATTCAATAGTTCTATTACTTTAGAAATGTTAGCCTCTGTCAGTTTTTCACTAGGTTGTGCTGCGCGAGCCATATTGTACCTTACTTGAGTAGTGTTTTAATAATCGTAGCTAAATAAACTGCCTGCTTACCTGTCAGCTTATCTAACAGTTCCACATCCGCTTGTAAACCACCAGCTTCGATAGCGTTTTTTAGTTCAGCGATACTATCTGCTTTACTAACGCGTGTCGTTTTCTCTGTAGATTTGGCACCAGAGGTGGAGGTTTCCTTCTTGATATAAACTTCTGCTTTAGTTAGAATCATGCGTACACCGTTGGGGGTTTCCTCTAATTTCTCCGCAATATCTTTAATAATCTCGATAGAAGTGTCCGGGGTTGGCTCAGCCTCTGTGTACATTTTAATTGCTTTACTGCGTTTTGCATCATCCCATGCCATATAAGTTCCTTTAGTTAATGTAAATAATCAACACCTAAATACTTAGGTGGGGTTGGTACTATACTATGCTCAATTACTGTCTCATACATAAGTAAGTACCCAGTAGTTAAGCGCATTAGTAATTCTTTGTCTATATTAATGAACCGATCATTCTCGGCTTCTGAGAGCCCTTGAAGTAAAACCAAACACTCAGTAGCTAAATTGTTGATGGTTATACTCTCGGTTTTACTAAATTTCTTAATCATTTAATAATCATTTAATTCTGACATGCGTGTAGCTTTGAAAGACTTAATATAATTATGTAGGTCAAACTCGTAGAATAACGCCTTTCTAGCAGCTTCATACTCTGCGTATCTTTGTTCCAAAATTTCCGTATCCTCTTCAGTTAAGTCACTACAGTCGAGCGTCATATAATTATCTGTAGGTTTACTCAACAAGATAGTATCCCTATAAGAGATAGATCCATCAGGTTTAGTGTACTTAAAAGATAGTCTGGTCATATCATGTCCTATGAAGTTAAGGTTGACTAATAGCGGCATCATATACCGCAGCTATAAACTGCTGCTTATCTTTTTCAAAAATAAGTGCTTTAATAAAAAAGGGTATTATTAATACTGATCCGACAAACCATAACAAGCCGGATAGAACAGTATTACTAACGAAAGGGTGTTCCGTAATACGTTTAGCCTTTAGTTTTTCTACTACGGGGAGGTATAGTTCCACAGTAGAGAGTATACCTCCCGAAAGGGCAAATAGGGTGTATAGTTCAATCATTGCTAGTATTCATACTTTCTCCTTGGTTTTTTTGGAAGTCGGGCCGCCTTATTAATCTGCTTAGTTGAGCTTCCCAACTTTCATATATTATAGCAAATCTAAATATAAAAATCAAGATAGAAAATAAAAGGCTGGATATCCAGCCCTTTGAAAACTTACTTAATTGGTAATTTATTACTAGAGGCTTTCTTAGTAGCCGTTAGCACTACTTTTAGAATCCCATTATCTAGTGATATATCCGTAGGCTCGAAAGCGCGGGCAACCACAAAAGACTTAGTAAATTTAGCTTTTGATATGTTACGGATCTCATATACTTTATCTAACTCTGCAGCTTCTGCAGGGTGTTCTCCACTAATTACAAGATTGCCGTTCTCGAAAGTTACTTCTAGATTTTCTTTCTTAAACCCAGCAACTGCTACTTCGATTGAATAGCTGCTGCGATTTTTGTCCGTAATTATATTTATGAAAGGATAGTTGGAGGTGTGGTTTCTTGCTGTGGAAATAAGGTCCAAGTCGAAGCCTAAAAAAGGAAAAGTGTTTAACATCGTTATTCTCTATATAATGAGCAATAGGCCCGGCATCACGATAAAAAATGTGCATACCGATTCTAGTAACTTTCTTTAGTTTTTTCGCCCAACTGGGCCGAACCCCCTGCGCATGGAAGAAAGTAGAACCACACGTAGGATCTGTAGACTTACCATTCAAAACCTCACGCGCAATAATTTTTGCTTCTAACCAGCCCAAACCTGTCGGCGCTGCTTGCGGAGTTAAAGTCCATGAAAATTGAGAAGGTTTGTATATTACTGTACACGCCCCCTCGCGGCTCTCTTGCATTCGGTTTAGTACTACATGAGCTACAGCATATTTACCCTCCAGAGGTTCTGCGTTAGCTTCGTAGTAGATATTTAGAGCCATACAAGTTATTATAGCATTAGTAATCATTTACACACTTGTACTAAGTATACGGGCAATATACCAGTATTATTGATGTTATCAAGTACAAAATCTAGAGAAGAATGCACCACCTTAGTAGCAGGAGTTTTAACTCCTACTAGTTCGCTAGGGCAGGTTATTGATACAGTCATTATACTTTGTTGAGGGATATAATTAATATTAGGAACTACCTGCAACAAAAACATAAGAGGGAGCATAAACATAGGTTTCTCCTATAAAGTTACAAGCTCATTATGTTTTGGATACTAGATTCGAGCCTGCTAGTACGCTCATTAAGAACTGTTTTTAGTTAAAACACCTAAGTGCTTGGCCGTATTTAATTTTCGTGTCTAGACACGGCCTGATTAATAGCCTCGAAAATGGTATTCTTAATACGGGTCTCTAAGTCCCCCGGAGGAGTACCAGAAAGTACCTCGTAGTTAAATTGTAGTGTACCACTGCCATCAGCCTCATCGACTAAATTAAGCCCAGAGATTTTTACCACTAAAGTAGGAATATCATTGAAAGAAATCGTCAGGTCTTCATTGTCCATTTTTATGCCTTTAAAGAAAGGTTGCGCGTGCGTAAAATGAAGGTCTTTATTAAATAAAAAAATATGCTACCCCGTTTACGCGCGCAACCAAAAAATTAATCGAACAAGGTTATGTTATAAATCTGTTAGTACCTTGTTTCTGTATGTTCCAAGCAGCTACCTCATCTGGTTACTCAGATCAAAGGTTAAAAACTGCTTTCATGGTTTCTCCATACCAAAAACATATTATACTACAGTGTATTACAGAAATCAAGTCAAAATTTAACTAACTGTCCTTCAATTTACTAGAGAAACCTTCTCTATAAAAACCCGCCCCATTAAACTTCAAGCTACTCGTATAAAGTAGTCTAGTAACATTAACAGAGTTACATCTCTCGCATCGCTTTATTACTTCAGTAGTTTTATGAAATACTTCAAAAGTATAGTCGCAGCTATTACATTTATACTCGTACAGCGGCATAAAAAGCGTCCTGCATGATACGAGAGAAGCTGTCTTGAATTTTACGATGCAGAAGTACTTGCTTAGGACTACCCGGATCCATACGCAAGACACTGCAGGTACTTTTAGACTTATGGTAGACTTCCATAGCTTCGTTATAACTTTCCCCCATATAACTAGTGTAACTGTCAAAAATCTTTGTAATATAAATTGTCTTCATTTGGTGTATTATTTATTAAGTCTAAGAAATTTTCTAAGTCTTGAGGCTCTAGTTCTTCGAGTTCAGTAATTATGTTAATAATTAACTGGTCTTCTTCATCAATAGAGGCCGTATTTTTCATGATCTCTATGTAACTTTAATGCCAGAGGATTATTTGAATCCTCTAGAACGCTTAAAGCTTGCTCTAGCATTGAGTCCTCTCCTGAGAACTCCCCTAAGAAATGAGTGTGGTTCAAGGTCATCCTGCCGAAAGCGATTTGGCGCCCCCGTTCTTTATTAAAAATATCTTTATTAGAACAAAGAGCTACAGAAAAGTGGAATACACCGTTATTAGGCTCAACTAAGAAGCAAAAAGTTGCTCCACCTTTTGCATGGACGCGGTTGTAAGAGAGGTTTGTACGCCGAAGGTGTCTAAAAGTGATAAAAGCGCCTTCGTCGTACACACCTAACCACGTGGCAGCTTTTGCTAGCATGTCACTAGTTTTTACTTGCATTTAAGTTTCTCCTATAGATATTTAAGATTTCGGGGGTTAAATTAGCATACTTTCTAAAGTCCTCTTTAGTTACAGTGTCATAGAAATCCCAGGCCATGCACCATAGATCTGCTTCCGTATTTTCACCTAAGGATGAGTACTTACTAGCAAAGGCACCAACTAAAAACTCTTTTGAATAAAGCATGTTAATTTCAACCAACAGATGATATTATAGAGTATTGAAAGATAATTTTCAAGTACAAATTTTCATTTCTTAGACTCGAAGTAAGTCATGAATAGGATGCAGCAAGCTGCGTGGGCTAAATGTGAAAGCCCTGACTCTGGGTCTGTCTTAGCCCCTAATTTCCATGCAGTGAGATGTCGCATAGCAGCGTCATAGTACCTAGACTTAGCATCTTTGAGGTTCTTCCAGTTGTCCGTAGAGTACTTAGTCTCCCCAAACATCAGTACCTTTATTACTTCCTGAATACTTTCTAGAGGTAGTAGACTCCACTTTAGCTTACCCTCGTCTAATTTAATACTCTCAACCATGGGAAACCTTAGCTATATATTTAACTGTTTCTACTAAAATAACTTCTGACATTTATTAATCCTTGAGTACTGTACTACTTGGCTGTTCGTATTTTTCAAAGTCTCTACATTGTTCGATTTTTACTGCTTTCTTAAACCACTTATGGAAGTAATCGCAAGAGGGGTATTGATAGGTAATTCCACCCCTGATTTCCACAGTGAAATCATTGTATTTGCACTCATTACAAATAGTACCCATTTTAGAATACCACTGCTACAATAAAAAGAACTAACAAGACGAGTACCATTGGCAGGACCAAGTTTATTTGTTCACCACAATCGCACTTTCTTCCTTGATCACAGTCATTGCTGCACATTACCCTTCCCATCCTTCGACGTTTTTCATCCATACAATGTACTCCTCTATGTTATTGATAACAGCCGTCTCTTCGTTAAACGTAACTTCACACCCAGGTCTCCACTCATACAAGAACCAGAAAATTGAGCCGGAGAAATTACCAAAAATATAATCAATCAGCATGTCCAAGTCTACTAAAGCTGAGTTAGTATACTTGTTATCAAAAAAGGCAGGGCTAATATCTCTAGGGATCGTATCAAGGTACTCTTCCCGATCTTGGTTTGATTTATACAAGGTTCGAAAAAGGTTTTCTTTATTTAAGTTTTTCATAATAAATCCTAGTATTATTTATTCCTTGCTTTTCAGCAAGAACCGATTAGAAATTGTCTTAAAATGAATGCTCGGGTCAATATCAAAATTACACACTAACTGTTTTGTAACTTCTCTTTGACCCAACCGCAGCATCCACTAGAACCTCAGCCTCTAAGGTTTCTTCATCTATCGGCCAAAGCGTAATACAAAACCCCCTTGAAGCCACAATTTTCCCTCCCTCTTTCGCAAGTGAGAGCAACCTCCCCGTAATCTGGTCTGCTAAATCTTCCTTAGTAGTAGCAAACTTTTCAGCATAAGGGTTGTTTTTCCAGATAAACTTAGCAACTTTCTTAATTTGCTTAGGTGAGTAGGTAAGTTTCATTCTCCCTTTCCTTTCTTCAAAGCATTAAATAAGTGTTCTATAGCCATTTCTACGATACTCAAAAAGGGGAGGAATACAAGTACTCCTAGCACGAATCCTAGAGTGAACATTTCATTAGCTTCCATAACTATACCTCAAATATCAGTGGTTCAAATTCATCTGCACTTGCTTCAAAATTAGCATACCCACGGGGATTGCAAATGATGCGTGTAGATCCAATAGAATAATCGAACTTATCATGAGTATGTCCGTGTGTCCATACCTTGATCTGTGGATGGTCAAGAATAAATTCCTCAAGTGAACTAGAGTAACCACCGTTCATGTGAAAATCCTCTAGGTATTGCGGCTTAGTACTCAAACGGCTCGGGGCATGATGTGTGCATACCACAAATTTCTCATCCGGCGCTTGTTCGACCACGCTTGTTAGATAATCAATGAACTTATAGAACTCATCGGCTGCGTCATCTGGACTAAAAGAGCTCGGTTCTGTGATGAACTTGTACTTAGGTTTTTCATTATAAATGATCTTTCCATTTTCGTCTCTTTCATACACAGGAACCTTCGTGCGCCGCATAACATTACTGTTCTGAATAGCTATAAAGTCATTTAGTTTATTTTTCATGACTTGAATTGTTATCGGATTCCTTGAGTTCATATTGGTCCACATAGTACCACCAATAAAGGTAACCCCATCAATAACTACAGAATTGTTATCTAGAAAATGAACATTTTTGTATTCTGCAATGCATTCACGAATATGTTCAACCGTCTTGGCAAAATCAGAGTGATAGTGTTCATGATTTCCCATAATGTAAATTACATCCTTGAACCGTGTACTTGCGTCCTTAAAAAAATCATGATAGCGTTTAGATTTCGGTACCTGGAACAAGTTCAAAGGTTCAAAATCTATTGATAAAAGAGTATCACCACCAAGAATAAGTACATCTGCATTAACATCAGTAAATGCATATGAACCAAATTCAAGATGTATATCAGAACATTGAGCGATTTTCATTTTGCACTCACTCAAAAAGGTTTTTTATTCCGACAATAACATCAAGTATACCATCGCACCTGCCACGCGTATAAGCATCACTAGAATCATAGTCCGGCATTTCTTTGCGGGCTTCTTTGATGCACTCATCAAGGATTAAGCCAACAAACTTAGGGATGTCTAGCTCTGACCCTTCATACTCAGGAGCGCCATTGTACATATTAGTACCCCAAACTTCCAACTGAGACTTATCAACCAGACTTTCTAGTAGTGCATTCATCTTAATTCCTAGCCTTCATTTTATGAAAAACTTCTTTTACATCGTCATCTGACTCAATCATTGAGTATAAACGAATCATTGCCATTTCTTCAAGCTCTTTTTTCTCTTCTTTGTCAAGTTTACCTTGGTTCCGTTTTTCTTGAAGTTTGAAATAACGCTTAACATTCCATTCTTTTTGAGTCATTTTAACCTCTAAATTATTTACCCTACAACTACCAATGGTGGATAACTCCCGCGATAATAAAAGCGTTAGTTATTAAGTAGCTGGCTATAATTATAGTTCTAATTATAGCCACTACATCCGCCTTTTTAGAGTCGCTATAAGATTTCTCCCCTAAGGCTTTAGCCCAGTAACCCCACAATTTTAACTCCAATTACTCCCTGATCTCTTAGTATACATATATTATACCTTAACTAAGAGGCTTTGTCAAGACAGTAAATTTGGTCTTCATAAGCCTGCTTTATTTCTTCTATAGTTCTATTGCACCCTGTGCAAACTAGAGCTTCGTCTAGTTTGCATTTTTTCTGGCAGCTTGTCTTTCCGCCTCTAGGCGGGTGGTAGTACTTATTTAACCCTGGCACATTCCAGAGATTAATTGGAGGGAACCAAAGGGATTTCCAATTATACTTCACATTTTCCACCCGCACAAGCGGCTTGATCGTTTAGTAGTGTATTATCGTCGAGCTCAATAACGTTAGTTAGATCCACACTTTGAAGCAGAGGTAACATTTCTTCGTACCTCTCTTTAGTAATGTCTTCAAAAGGAGCCTGTATATAAGTACCCCCGTCATAGGGTAGAACACTAATACCATTATAGGTGTGACGGTTTTCCCACATCCACTCTCCGCAAGTTTTCCACTCATCGGTTTTTAAGGAAATGGTACAGGAAACATTGTGGTTATTTATACCATCAACATGCCCTGGGTTCACCCACTCCTGATTAAACTTCTTAACTCGTTCTAGTAGAGTTAGAAACGATTCAGTTCTAAGGATGGCATTCTCGGGGGCTACTTGAGGGAAAGACATAACAGCTTCTATATGTGGTTTAAAGTGACAGTCCTCGATTAGCTCCGGCAAGTTCTCCTTCATATAACTGTACAAAGGCTCGTTTTTACCTACCCGCATACGACGAACGTAGTAATCATTATGCCAAGCATGTATACCCGAAGAAGTACCTAAGACTAAAGAGGTGGTACCAGCCGGCTTAACCGCTGTAGTTCTAGCGGCAGGGTTGATACCTAGTAGTTTAGCTACCCGCTCATTCTCCTCCCGAACTGTCTTAGCTGCTTCCTCTAGGCTAAGGTTTAATACTGCCCCCGACCCGATGCCTGTCATGGACACCCCAATTAAAGCGTCATGTTTAGTGGTCTCTTCCCACACAGGTCTAAGGTAGTGGAAATCAGTGTAACTAGCTTGTAGTGTACCTATAAAAGTAGCTGCTTTAGCTCTAGTATTGAGCTCCTCCTGGGTGTCCGCCGTAGAAGCATTAATTTCTGTTAAATTACAAAACTGAAAAGGACGAAGGCCGATTTCTACACAAGGGTTAGTTCCCCAGTCATAATCGTTAGTCCAGTAGATACCAGGCTCTCCTGCCCCTGACTCCTCTACTTTCCTCCAAATAGCTTCAAATTGGTCCTTGGTTGTAAACTTTCTATGTAAAGCTACGCTATTATTAGCTCTGCCTCTCTGAGGGTTTAGTTCCCACCAAGGTCCCGCCTTACAAGATAACATATCTAGGTCGCCTTGACTAAACAGGCTAATCATAGCAGCTCTACGGATACCTCCTGATAAAACAGCGTCAGCAATATGACACTGAATATCGTGGCACTCTAGACTGGTCAATTTTCTGCCTACTGCACTATTCAACACTGAGCGCACTTTGTCAATACAAATGCGCAAAGGGTCTGGTCCGGGGGCTTTACCTCCCGAAGTAAGTAACCTAGCTCCTTTAGCTCTTATACCTCGATAGTCAAAAATAACATCTGCCTTGCCTGTATAGTACGCCTTTACTAAAACTTTAATAGCATCTGCCCACCCTTCAATAGAGTCCCCCACTAGAAAGCGCCTAGCCCTAGGGTTTGGCCCATGTACTTTAGGTAACTTTTCTATGTGATGGGTCTGTACTGAAAAACCTACTCCTGTTCCTGAAAGCAGCAGAAACATAGTCTCATGAAAAGCGTCTATACTGTCGATCGGAAGGTACGAACAGTTAAACATCCTAGCATTAGATAGTTCAATAGGCACTCCTCCAAACTGGAGAGATCTCATAGAGGGGAGCACCTTTTTAGTTAGCACATAGTTCTTATACACATGCTTGATTTCTTCCCTTAACCTAGGAAACTTGCGTATGTGCATGGCCATATTACGTTCTACAATCTCCTCCCAGGTCTCTCTTCGGTTTAACTCTGGTATATGCTTAGCATACTTATTAAAGATTGTAATGTTGGATAAAATTTCTTGTGCTTTATTCATATAGTCCTTTATCACTTGTTGCAGCCGTAAATAGTGACTTCACCCTCAAGTACTAAAAACCTCACTATGTTTTTAGCCTGCTTAATAAAGCTCTAGCAGGGTGTATAAAAATAGCCGCAAACTTGGTTAGTTTATACTTTCCTGTTTTAGTACAATATCTGGGAAAGTTAAAAAACAGATATTGTATTATATACTAAATAACTTCTCAAACCTCGTAGCTACAAGAGGGTCTACAAAAAACATAGTGTGCTCGTAAGTGCTAGTATATTCTTTAATACTCCACTGGTGCAGTTCTAGATTGTTTTTGCACCAATCTATAGCCTCTTTATCATTACCTTCACAGATTGTTACTTTATAATTAGTAGGCAGTATTTTGTACACAGTGTTTCCCCTGGACTTTGTTAGATATACAAGTATAAAAGTTCACTTCCGGATACAGCTTAGTACACTGGACATTCAGCCATATTACCTCTATAACTATTATTAGGACTAATAAGCGTATCATTAGACCTTCTTAATAAAAGTAGCATCTTTATTATTAGCTAGACAGTCGTCACAAACAAAGATATTCATAGTAGTGCCATCCATGGGGTCAAACTCAGTGGAACCATAATATAAGAGAAAAAGTGTACCCCGTCACGGGGTTGCATTTCTGTAATTCCTTCAGAAACTTCCTTCAAAGGTTTTTTGCATACTAAACATTTCATTATAGTTACTCTCATTAAGTCCTTGTAGCTGTAGCCGCATACTAATTAGTTCAATCCCAGCTTCACGAGATACTTTAGCGTTTAGAGAGCGTGCTACCTCCTCTAAACAACTAAGAGGTACTGTATGCCCGCGAAGAGCCAATTCTCTGCTTAATTCTTCTGCTGTGATATAGTTCATTTAACTGACCATCCCGATGTAGTAGTGTCTAAAGTGTTATGCCTATTTACTAGGAGCTTGAAGAGTCTTAAAGTATTAAAAGCATCTATATGGGCTCTGTGAGGGGTTCCTTTAAAAGGCAGCCTGTAACGCCCCATAACACTACTTAACCCTCCTTTATAGGAGCCTCCTATAGCAATACTACGCATAACATGATAAGTTTTAACGTCAATCCACCTGCGACCAAAGTGGTTAAAAGTAATGCCCCTGTCCCTAAACTCCTTTAGCAACGCAACACTATCTCCCCCTCCCCAAGTCACTGGGTTTACAAAGCACTTATGCTCTGCTATTAAATCACTCAGTTCTTGGGCACAAGTCTCATGAGAAACTGCGCGGTTACTAATGTCTTCATCAGTAATGCCTGTAAGTTCTGTAATGTTAGGGTAAATAGGCTCCCGTGGGTCAAGGTACCAGTGAAATACTTTAAAGGTATCGTCACTTAACTCAAGGTCTCCGATACTAACCCCTACCTCTATAATCTTAGGGTTTGGAGTTGTATTATCAGGGGCATTATTTAATTCAAGATCTAGGGAGAGAAAGTTCATTTTTCATGTCCTTGAAAAGTTCTGCAAGTGTAGGATCTACCGCGTGGGCTAAGTAAGCACACTTATCTAAAGTAGCTTGCTCTACCAAGCGTACTAGTAGTAGCATTGGCCCCGAAGGGGCCAAGCCTGCTTGGGTGATAAAGCCAAAAGCTTCAAAATTCTTCATATAGTATATCCTTTAGGTGGAATAGGTTTTTTGTTTTTCATGAGTTAGTATTATACCCTTACTTGGTATAAAAGTCAAATCCAAAATTTTGGTCTTGTTTTTGTTACTGTTTTTGTGTATAATATATTGCAATTTCAATTTTTATGGCTGAAATGGAGATACAATGAATAAAAAATACACCCAAGAAGAAACTGATGATATTACAAAAGCATATACAGAGTCCCCTACTAGAGCAACGGTAAATAGCCTAGCTGAAAAGTATGACAGGCCGGTAAGATCTATTGTAGGGAAGCTAAGTAAAGAGGGTATATATATTAAACCTACTTATTTAAGTAAGACAGGGGAGATACCTGTTAACAAAGACGAGATAGTGGAGTTCATTGCTAAAGCAATGTCCACCCCCTCCACTAATTTAGAAGGCTTAGAAAAAGCCCCTAAGGGGGTACTCCGATTAATCCTAGCGGCCATAGATCCGCAAGCAAAGAAGTATTTTGTAAATGATATTTAATTTTTCTACAAAGAAGCAGCTAGCTTCAATAGTTGACACACTACATGCATATAGTGAGCTTAATCAAGCCGTTATATCTTCTACACAGCACAATGCTGAAAGTATTATAGAACTGGCGAGAGCTATGGGAGAGCTAGCACAAAGAATAGAAGCACTAGAGAAAGGCTTAAATGATTAGTGTTAAAATAATAGCAGATAGTATTTATAAGGAGCATAGGATAACTACAATGCAATTGACTTATCCTAGGTTTATACATAGCGAGTTTATGACTCATAGAGTATTTAGTAGGAATGCTAGCTCAAGTAGGGCGGTACCTGTTAGTAAAACTATTGCTCAAGTTAAAGAGAGCCCTGCTGCTCCCGTACACTGGGGACGTAATCAGTCCGGTATGCAGGCTAGGGAAGAACTAGGGAACATGGATAAACTGAGAGCTCACCTAGTATGGAAGGAAGCTGCTCAAAGTGCAGTTTCATACGCTGAAAAGTTAGTAGGCTTGGGAGTACATAAACAAATTGTTAACAGAATACTAGAGCCTTTTCAATTGATCCATGTTGTTGTTACTGCTACTGAGTGGGATAATTTTTTCTCTCTGAGAATGCACAAAGACGCTCAACCAGAAATGCAAACTTTAGCTACTTTAATGTATCATGCAATAGAGGAGTCAACCCCCGAGGTGTTAAGTATAGGGGAGTGGCACTTACCCTATATCTCTAGAGAGGAAGTACTAGCACACAAGGCTAGGGGAAGTTTTATGGATGCAGTGCGGTGTTCGGCAGCGCGGTGTGCTAGAGTTAGTTATATTAAGCACGACGGCGCCACACCAAAGTTAGAGGATGACTTAGAACTATTTAGTCAATTGGTGGTTCGCCCTTTTACTGATAAAAGAGGTAGTACCTTAACCTCTAAAGACCCTATTCATGCATCTCCAATCGAGCATCAAGCGACTCCCGATATACAGGAAGTAGGCTCGGGCAACTTTAGGGGCTGGTTACAGTTTAGAAAAATTTTTGAACTTGACAAGAGCACTAATAAAGGCTATAATATATTATAAACTTTAGCAAAGGAACCAAAAATGAAAAACTTTGACATACCTGTTGTTCTTGCTTTAATTATTATCTTGTTGATTACAATATAATGTTGTACAAGTTTACTAATACCCAGTCTGGGTGGCATTACATTAGTGCAGATGAAGAGGCTGAGGAATTGCGCTACGGTTTTTGGACTAGAGAGGTTTTTGAGCCTCCGTATACTTTACATACTGCATTTAACCAAAACTGGGTAGCTTGGTATGAGGATGAAAACCAAGCAGTTAAAGTGCTTAGCTTAGGTAACTCCGAAGCAGATGCGATACTTAATACCAACTACCTTCTAGCAGAGAGTTTAAACTAAACTGATCACATTAAAAAATTGTAACTTGAAATAGTCTGTTAGTTTCTGTATAATATACACATTGGCTGAGGAAAGAAAGGAAACAAAGTGAAACTTGAAACTATTATGAATTTTACTATCTATTTTATGGAAGACCTGTTCCAAGTTTTTAATCAAGATAACCAGTATGTGGCAGACTTCGACCAGCTAGAAACTGCTCGGGAGTATGCTTATTATAGTAATGATTTTCCGGCTTTTGATTGGTAATTTAACTTTAGGATTATGAATATGCAAATTAACTATACCCCTGAGATGACTGACGAGCTTATTTCAGCTTATAAAGCTGACCCCTCTGATAAAGTGGTTGCTGCTTTTGCGCTTAAGTTCAATAAAACTACTAAGTCTATTGTAGCTAAATTGACACGTGAAAAGGTGTACACTCGTAAAGAGTATAGGAACAAAGCAGGGAATACTCCCATTAGCAAGCAGCTTCTGGTTCAGCGTCTTGCGACTTTGGTAGGGGAGACGGCTGAAAACTTTAACTCCCTGGAGAAAGCTAACAAGCAGGTGCTGGAAGCACTTCTCGTTAAGTTGGAGGGTCTGTTGTCGGAAAATGCGTAAAAAACAGTTGCTTATTGCTAGAGTGTATGATAGACGCGGTAATTTGTTAGCTACTGGAGGTAACAGCTATGTTAAAACTCATCCTGTACAAGCGAATCTCGCAAGACGTGTGGGACAACCACACCGCGTTTACCTTCACGCCGAAATCCAGGCGATTATTCGTGCTCGCGGTAAAGATATGCACAAAATTCAGATTGAGCGATATAACTCTAAGGGTAACCCCGCAAATGCATGTCCGTGTCCTGTTTGCATGCTTGCTATCCGTGAGGCCGGTATAAAAGTTATTGAATATACTATGTAGTCATTACAGTGAGGTAAAAAATGAAGGTTAAAATTGGTCCTTACATTAATTACATTGGTACATACCAGCTTGTTGATAAACTATTCTTCTGGCATGAAAAATATCCAGAGGTTGATTTAGAAAAGCGGTGGGACTATAAATTACACAACGATTTTGCTGAATGGTTATCTGAAACCTGGGTTGAGGATCTATGCCAATGGATCTACGAGAAGAGGCAGAGGGAAGTAAAAATTCATATTGATCACTACGATGTTTGGTCAATGGATTCAACTCTAGCATTAATCATTTTACCTATGCTAAAACGACTAAAAGAAGTGAAGCATGGTTCCCCAATGGTTGAACTAGATGATGTTCCTTTGGGAATGCGGTTTACAGAAACAGAAGAGTACGATTCTCAGTTTACATTTGATTTTTATCAAGATCCAGATTTGTGCAAGCAAAATGTTAAGTGCGATATTCATAGTCGCTGGGACTGGGCTCTAAATGAAATGATCTGGGCATTTGAACAATTACAACCAGATTCTGACTGGGAAGATCAATATTGGATTACTAACCCCGAGCTTGATTTGTCTAGAACAGATTCGGGTATTACTCCTGTGAAGTGGAAGGTTGAAGGTGAATGTGATTGGGAAGGGCGTGCTGAACACCAAAAACGGATTACTAATGGTTTGATGCTCTTCGGTAGGTATTTTCAAGCACTTTGGGACTAAGTAAGTTAGGAGAACGACAATGAAACTTTCTGTGGAGACCTTTGAATACACTAACACCCCTGGAAAAAAGCGGCGTTCTACTCAGAAGCATCTGGTATCCTCGGCTTGTTTGGTGTCTGACCCCCTGTTTAAAGTGCTTATCGAACATAAAGGTGAATTACTTTGCACCGGATCCACTCCGGAAAGCACTTCCTTTGAATTTCACCAAGAGATTGACCTAAGTACCTGGAAGATAACTGAGGTGATAATTACAGCGGAAACGCCCGAAGAACTGGTTATCATAAAAGGTAATCAGTTCCGCCAATATGCAAAAGATCGAATAGTAGTGGTTTTTCTCCCATGGGCAGAACCTGAAGATGAAAAAATCATCTCTGCATGGCGACAATCAAAAATCTGATATTGACTTTAGTCCCTGGTTTCTGTATAATATACACATTGGTTGGGAAACAAAGATAAGGAAAATGAAAAATGAAAATTCGCAGTGAATACACTATTCTAACGGAGTGCATATGGGGTGGGATTAATCTTGGATGGAATCATGCTCATAAGCATGTCGAAGATCCATCAGAAGAGATCATCAAAAAAGCAATTTACGATGCTGTTACATCAGAAATTGCAGAGTATTTTTCGTTTGAAGAAACTTTGGAATAAGCAGAAAAATCTGATATTGACTTTAGTCTCTGGTTTCTGTATAATATACACATTGGTTGGGGAAAAACAGTTAAAGCTAAGGAGAATGAAAATGCGTAGCGATTATAGGACATGGCTTACTAAGGTAGATGGTATCCTGATTTACGAAGTTGGAGCAGAGCACACCTTTTTTGAAGACTTCCATTGGTTTGATCTCTGGGAATCGGAGGTTACTCCTGCTGAAGCGGTGGAGGAGTTTCTGGATCACACTATGCGCTAGAGAGCGAGTTGTTCTGATGAGCCTTATATAGGCGAAACAGTATGGTGATTGTAGAGTAGTAGCTCCGAGAACCATATTGTCAACAACAAAGAGGTGTTAGAGACTACGGTACGCCGTGGATAGCAACTTAATTGAAACCGAATCTAGTTTCAGCCTCACCTGTTTTCAGCTTAGGCTTTTGCGGTTTAGGGTCAGGTAATTGATTCAATGTTTAACTTAAAACTAAAGATCCCTAGGGAAGTTACTGTTGCGGTCAGTGGAGGTATTGATTCAATGGTTGCATTGCATTTTCTACAACGCAATCATAAAGTAACAGTAGCACACTATGTGCACAACTCTGAGTTTGCTAAAAAAGAGTTGGAGTTTGTGACTGATTACTGCCAAAAACAAAATATACCTATTATAATTAAACATCAAAAAGAGGTTAGAGGCAGTAATCAGTCACGTGAGGAGTACTGGCGGAGTGGTCGCTACGAGTTTTTACAAAGTATTAGACAACAAGTGGTTGTAGCGACCACTCTAGATGATGCGGTTGAGTGGTATGTTTTCTCAGCAGCACACGGTTTAGGTAAGTATATAAAGCCTACAAATGCGAATATCATTCGCCCTTTTATTATTACAACTAAAAAAGCTATTACTGCCTATGCTACTAAACATAGTGTAGTGTGGCTAGAAGATGAAAGTAATCAGGATATTACTTTTGCTGCTAGGAATCGGGTGAGACACCTTATTTTACCGGAGTTACTAAAAGTTAACCCCGGGTTGTATAAAACAGTTAAGAAACGAATCGAAGATAGCTCAATTGGTTAGAGCAAAGGACTCATAATCCTTAGGTTGCGAGTTCGAGTCTCGCTCTTCGAACCAAAGCTCCGGTGGTGAAATAGGTAAACACAGCAGACTTAAAATCTGCCGCCTTAGGGCTTGCCAGTTCGATTCTGGCTCGGAGCACCAAAACTAATGATAGCATTTAATTTGTTAAAGATTATGAGTGACTTGTAGCTATGGCGTGTGCTACACCAGACTGTAAATCTGGTCCCTCGTGGTAAACATTCGCGGTTCGAATCCGTGGTCACTCACCAGAATAATCGCAGCTTCCGTTAGTCGGACACCAGGCTCATAACCTGTGTTGGAAGGGGATGCAAACTGCCCCGGCTGCATCCATATACAATTTATGGTCAAAATATCGGAGTGTTGGCCGAGTTGGTCGAAGGCACTCCCCTGCTAAGGGAGCATCCCTGCAAAAACAGGGATCATTGGTTCGAATCCAATACACTCCGCCATTGCATCTATCGTATAATGGTTATTATCACAGCCTTCCAAGCTGAGGATGTCAGTTCGATTCTGACTAGATGCTCCAAAATACAGGATTAAAAATGCAAATAAGTCTTCGTAAAGCAAGTGCAATTCAGGCTGAGATTCGTAAAATTATTAATGCAATTAATTTAAATGTGAATACATCTGTAACAGAGTTCACGCCTTCAATTAATTATGCAATTAAGGAAGCTAAGGTTGAATTTTTTGCTCTAGTGAACCGCAAGGAACAACTAACTGAAACATTGTTCAATATTCGAGCATTAGTTGGTCGTGCAAATACACAAGCAGGTGTTAACGATTTGCTTACTCAAATTGAACATATTAACAGCAGAATCGCTATTAGAGAAATACTAGCAAGTTCCGCTGTATCAAAAACAATTGACGAATTAACAGCTCGTGTAGATAAATCAAAGTCAACTAATTTGACAGCTGAAACTCCATACTACCGTGATGGTTTTATAGAAACAACTGTTCTTAACAAATTTGATATAGAAGCAGCGAACAACAAACTTAAAGAATTAAAGCGTACCAAACAAGATCTTCAGGATAATCTTCTTAAGGTAAATGTCGAAACAAATATCACTTTATCTGACCAAGATGTAAGTACATTGAAAGAAGAAGGCATCCTGTAAAAGTTAGGAGATAAGAACGATAAGAGAGTTCAACTAAACTTAAGTTACAAACAAGTATTATCTAAAATTATAGTCATTTGCTCCAGTAAAAATATTATTTTTGCTTATTGCTACTGGATATACAGAACTTTGTAGCTTGATTATTGTAATTTGTAGATTGTTTGTTGACCTTAAATTGACTTCTTATCTCCACGGAGTTAAACTGCTGTTAGCTCAGTTGGATTAGAGCATCAGCCTTCTAAGTTGAGGGTCAGTGGTTCGAGTCCACTACAGCAGGCCATTAAATAAGGAGAATGAGTTGGATAAAGTAGTTCGAGACGGTAAAGTAGCGGTTTTGATTTCTCCAGGGTATGGGGCAGGTTGGAGCTCCTGGAGTTCTAAAGAGCTTTTATTTGACCCTAAAATTGTGGCGATGGTAGAGGCTGGAGTTAATCCTGCTGAATACTGCGAAGAAACCTATGGAGGGTACTTTAATGCTGATGACCTTACAGTAGTCTGGGTAGACCAAGGGCGTGAGTTTATAGTTGAGGAGTACGACGGTTTTGAGTCTCTCGTATTCAAAGATGAAGTAAAGTGGATTACAGCGTAGAAAAACCGGCTTTTTAGCCGGTTTTTTTTATTTCTAGCTAAAGTTTAGAAAGACCCTAAACCGTAGCGATCTAAAGCTTGACCCTAGCGTAGAAGTTTCTACGAAAAAAAGGTTTCTACGGTTTAGGAAAAAAGGTTTTAGAAGTTTCTACGAAAAAAAGGTTTCTACGGTTTAGGAAAAAAGGTTTTAGAAGTTTTTTATCTAAAAGTATGCTAAAGTTTTTGCTAATAAAAAATAATTTTTTTCTAAGCTTCTAGTCGGATGTTCTACAGAAATTTTTATAAAAATTTCGAAGATATAGTAATCAAAAATCTAAGAAAATTCTAAGCTTTCAATTTCATCTACGAAAAATGTGCTTTCATTTTATCTAAAAATCTGCTATAATATTGTATATATTGGATAAGTCTACAATGGCTAGAGATTTTAAAGAAATTAATGATTTAATTAACTTCTTCCTGTCCCCCGTAGTGTGAACCGTCTAGGGAACCCGGGGGAAGGAAAGAAGGTCGTTAAATCATAGTTTCTTACATAATCTCTAGCCGATAATTGAAGCGAACGGGGGAAATGTAATCTTAAAAACTGAGAAATAAAAGTCGTAAATGAACCTGAATAATACGGGTTCTTTTTCGACTTTTACGGCAACTGAAAAAACTATAATTTTTATGCTTTTTCAAAAACTAAAGGGAGAAAAGTGCTACGCACTTTTCTGTGCGAGAAAAAAAAAGGGGGGGTTGCGCGCCGCCCCGCTTTTTTCCCGTTAAGGTCATGACTCTCGCTCTAGACTGTTTTTGACCCTAAACCGTAGCAGTTTAGGCTTGCTACACTAGATTGTATAAATTGCATAGATCGTATTAGATCGCACTAGATCGCACTAGATCGTATTAGATCGCTACGACTGCTACAGTGCAGGGTCAAGCATTAGATTGCTACGACTGCTACGGTTTAGGGTCAATCCCTAGATCGCATTAGATCGCATTAGATCGCACTAGATCGCACTAGATCGCACTAGATCGCACTAGATCGCATTAGATCGCATTAGATCGCATTAGATCGCATTAGATCGCATTAGATCGCATTAGATCGCATTAGATCGCATTAGATCGCATTAGATCGCATTAGATCGCTACGACTGCTACGGTTTAGGGTCAATTAAAAAGCAGTTGTAACTAGGTTTTTATTGTTCATTTTCTTTCTTGATTCCACCTTCATTTTTTATAAAAAAGGGGTCAGGTTAGATTTTTTTGATTTTTAGTTGAAAAAAGCAGTTGTAACTAGGTTTTTATTGTTCATTTTTTCTTACCCCCCAACCCTCCTTAGCAACAAGAAAAACCAGAATAATTCGCTTTTTACAGTTTCTTTCTTAACTGAAAAAAGCAGTTGTAAACAGGTTTTTATTGTTCATTTCTTTCGCGGGCCGATATTTTTTTGGGGGTTTTACGGCGCAGACAGGTAGCAAAAAATGTTACTATTTTTTTGTTAATCTTAAAATTTTGATCTTGACTTTATTCTTAAATTTCTGTATACTACTAAAATAGTAAATCAATCTCGGTTTACTATATTTTTAACTTAACTTAACTTGGATATATTTTTATGGATTTTAACACCGCAGCTCGTACCGCGCATGCAGCTAACCTGGCTGCTAAGGAGCGTAAAAGAGCTTTTAGTAGAACAACCCCCTCGTTTGATAATTTTGGGTTGCCCTTTTTAATAGAGGCTTACTCTGACCCTAAAATATTGTACCCTTATACCGCTGGTGGGTGGCTTCATAAAGCACTACATATTGTTAGTAAATTTCCTGCCCCTCAGCGCGACTTTGATACGCTCTATGCAAAGTTACAAGGAGACTGGGAGATAGATGTAGATGGCGTCACCTACGATACAGAGCAACTTAGGGCGATCTATCTGATACTAAGCCTTCCTCGTAGTAATATCTTAAAAGACATGGGGAAAAATCTTAGTATTAGTAGTGCTGTACCTAATATCGCAGGGTATGGGAGACCTTATTCCAAGTGGACTCTTAGTGACAATCCAAAAATTAACTCCTACTTCCTAGGTCATATGTTAAAGGACTATCATACGTTAAAAATTCCACGACTGGAGAGAGAGGAGCTGCTTGAGATTAGAGAACGCGCAATTCAGGAGGGGGTTTCCTCTTATGGTTGTGTTAAAGGAACTAGTCTGGGGGGTATACCTGCATTTTACCAACATATGGTTACTCAACGTTGGATATTTGAGCCGAGCAAGAGATTGGCTGATGTTATGATTTTATCCCCTTTTGATATAGATGAAGTACCAGAGCCTTTAGAGGAGACTAACTTTGAAAGCTTTACAGGCTTTACAATATCTAGCCCATCTTGGGAGCCTCCTAAAAAACAGAAAGACTCTGGGGGTCTCCCTTGGTAAGAGGTAAAATAAGCCTTTTACTTGGAAAAACTCCGGCGGCCTGCACGAAAAATAGCTGACCCTAAACCGTAGCGACCGTACCTAAACCGTAGCAATTGTTTTTACCTGGAAAAACTCCGGCGGCCTGCACGAAAAATAGCTGACCCTAAACCGCAGCAATTGACCCTAAACCGTAGCGACCGTACCTAAACCGCAAAAGCCTACACATTTCGTGTAGGCTTTTTTTTTGTCTAAACTGCATAAATCACTACGGTCACATAAATCGCAGAAATCGCTACGATCACATAAACTGCATAAACTGCATAAATCGCTACGGTTTAGGGTCAGGAAAACATTAAAGATTTTCGACTTGACACTGGAGTAGGCGCAGCAATCACATTGAAGATTTTCGACTTGACACTGGAGTAGGCGCAGCAATCACATTGAAGATTTTCGACTTGACACTGAATTGGGCGCAACGGTTTCAGAAACTGCTACGGTCGCATAAACTGCTACGGTCGCATAAACTGCTACGGTTTAGGGTCAGGAAAACATTGAAGATTTTCGACTTGACACTGAATTAGGCGCAAGGAAAAACAATTTTTACGGTCACATAACTCGCTACGGTCGCTACGGTTTAGGGTCAGGAAAACATTGAAGATTTTCGACTTGACACTGAATTAGGCGCAGGGGTAACATTGAAGATTTTCGACTTGACACTGAACAGCGCGACCGTAAAAAAGATAAAAAGACCTGAATATCCGATTTTCGGCGCGACCGTAAAAAAGATAAACGGATATGAATATCCGATTTACGGCGACTTGCGGGGCGACTTGCGGGGCGACTTGCGGGGTAACCGTAAAAAGATAAACGGATATGAATATCTTTTTAGGCCTAAGGTATTGACAAGCCCTAGCTTGTTATGGTAAAATCGGCGCCGATAAAAGGATATGAATATCCGATTATCGGGTAAAAAACAAGGCCGTGATATTGTCAAGGCCTTGTCGAGGTTTTATTCGCCGTGATATTGTCAAGGCCTTGTCGAGGTAACCGTAAAAAGATAAAAGGATATGAATATCCGATTTTCGGCGCGACCGTAAAAAAAGATAAACGGATATGAATATCTTTTTAGGCCTAAGGTATTGACAAGCCCTAGCTTGTTATGGTAAAATCGGCGCCGATAAAAGGATATGAATATCCGATTATCGGGTAAAAAACAAGGCCGTG